GGATTTCAATGTTGTGATTGGTGATGAAGCTCACTTGTTCAAAAGTAAGTCTCTAATATCTATCATGACGAAGTTACATCACGCCAAGTATAGATTTGGGTTTACAGGAACTTTAGACGGCACACAGACGCATAAGTGGGTGTTAGAGGGACTGTTTGGACCGTCATATAAGGTTACCAGAACATCAGAGTTAATGCAACAGGGACATCTCTCAAAGTTAGATATTAACTGCCTAGTTCTGAAGCATACTCCACGTAAGTTTGAAACTTATAATGATGAGATTGAATATTTGATTTCACACTCTCAAAGGAATAAGTTTATCACAAATCTGACTCTTGATCTCAAAGGTAACACTTTGGTTCTTTTCAGTAGAGTTGCTGCTCATGGAGAGCCACTTTTTGAAATGATAAATAAATTCAAAGGCGGTGATCGTAAAGTATTTTTTGTTCACGGTGGCGTTGACACAGAGGATCGAGAACAAGTTCGGGAAATCACTGAAAGAGAATCAAACGCTATTATTGTCGCCTCTTACGGAACCTTTTCAACTGGTATTAACATAAAAAACTTACACAACGTTATTTTTGCATCTCCTAGTAAATCAAGAGTAAGAAACTTACAATCAATCGGGAGAGTCCTCAGAAAAGGTAAAAACAAAACAAAAGCAATATTGTATGACATCGGTGACGACTGTACACATAACTCTAGAAAGAACTACACTCTAAACCACTTGATTGAAAGAATCAAAATCTACAATGAAGAAAATTTCAACTATGATATTGTTACGATAAACTTAAAAGACTAGGAGGTCTTTATGGGAATAGAAGACGATTTTTACGCAACTATCAAACTAGTATCAGGTGAAGAGATCTTTGCCAAAGTTGCTGCTTCTGAAGAGGAAGATCGCACTGTATTACTTCTTTCCAGTCCCATCACCATTGGTGAGATCAAAAATAGAATGGGAGTAGTCGGATATAAGGTAGAGCCTTGGTTGAAAACAACCAAGGATGACTTATTCGTCATCACTATGGATAAAGTTTTAACTATGTCTGAGACTGATGATATTGATATGATTATGATGTACCAAAGATTTTTGAGAGACTCTGCAGGAGATTCAGATCCAGTTGCATCATCCAAGCTCTCTAGAGAAATGGGTCTTTTAGGAAATATTGACGATACGAAGAAGAGACTAGAGAAACTCTTTAAGAGTAGTTAATAACTTAAAGCTTCTCTATCAACCCTAACAAAGGTATTATAGTCATATTTGAGTACCCTTGTCAACTCTTGTCAGTTATTGAGAACATTGGTATAATATTGATATTATAAATCAGATATATTAATGATTACCTCCCCTACAACAATGCCACGCAGAAAAAGATCCGAACATTACGTTAACAATAAAGAATTTCTAGAAGCACTGGTTCTTCATAGGAAGAAAGTGGAAGAGAATTTTTATGCTCAGTTCGGTAGAGAACCCACTAAAGAAGACAGAGCAAAACGATGGGAAGGAAAACCACCCATCTCTAACTACCTTGGAGAGTGCTTCCTGAAGATTGCTACTCACCTTTCATTCAAACCAAACTTTGTGAACTATATGTTCAAGGACGATATGGTTTGTGATGGTATTGAGAACTGTGTACTGTACGTCCATAACTTCGATCCTAGTAAGTCTTCCAATCCATTTGCTTACTTTACCCAGATTATTCACTACGCCTTTCTGAGACGCATTCAGAAGGAGAAGAAGCAACTGGAGATCAAGAACAAGATCCTTGAAAAGACTGGTTATGAGGAAGTGTTCGTAGACAACAATACCATTGACGGAAACAACTATTCTGACTATAATAGTATCAAGGATGCCGTTCACTCCAAACTTCGTTATTGATGAAAGCTGCTATTATTACTGATCAGCACTTTGGTTGTCGTAAAAACTCTAAGTTATTTCACGATTATTTTTTACAGTTTTATAATGATGTGTTCTTTCCCGCGATTGAGCGGGAAAACATAAAGACGATCATTGATATGGGAGATACCTTTGATTCTAGAAAGGGTATCGACTTCTCTGCGCTGTCTTGGGCAAAGAAACACTACTATGATCGTCTTGCGAGTATGGGAGTGAAGGTAATCACTGTTGTAGGGAACCATACCGCATATTACAAAAATACGAATGAAGTCAATGCAATTGATTTGTTGCTTCGTGAGTATGAGAATGTAGTAGTTGTCTCAAAACCAACGGAACTTAAAGTTGGAGACCTGAAAGTTTTATTCGTTCCTTGGATCAATCAAGAGAATGAAAAAGAAACAATCGAAATGATTCAAGTCACAAAAAGTACTTGTGTCATGGGTCACCTTGAACTCAAGGGATTCAACGCAAATAAGTTCTGCGTTATGGAGCATGGATATGAAAGTAAACTGTTTGAAAAGTTTGATCTAGTTCTTTCTGGTCACTATCATACTCGCAGTCAGAAAGAGAACGTAAGGTATCTTGGGAACCCATACGAGATCTATTGGACTGATGTCGATGATGATAGAGGATTTCATATCTTTGAGTCTAAAACTTTAGACCTTACA